TTTTTCGAAAACTATCCATTTTTGTCCTATCTACACCTTTAAAAAGGAATTTAATGTTAGCCGAACAATTAGAAGAAATTATAGAAGATTTAGCAGCAGACCCTGTAATGTTTGTTGAAACAATGTTAAATGTTAAGCCTGAAAAATGGCAAAAAGAATTTTTATACAATGTTCAAAACAATCCAAGAAATGCAGTTAAGTCAGGACATGGTGTTGGTAAGACTGCCGTTTTATCATGGTTGATATTATGGTGGTTGCTTACAAGACACCCATGCAAAGTAATATGTACCGCAAACACAGCACACCAACTATCTGATGTACTATGGGCGGAAGTTAAAAAATGGGGTCGGCAATTACCGGAAGCATTTTATAATCAATTAGAAATGAAGAACGACAAAATCAACCTTGAAGGTGCAAGTGATAGCTATGCCGTTGCTCGTGTATCAAGGCGTGAAAATCCTGAAGCCCTACAAGGCTTTCATAGTGATAATTTACTTTTTATTATTGATGAAGCTAGTGGTGTTGACGATATGATATTTGAGGTTGGTGAAGGTTCTTTATCAACTCCCAATGCTAAAGTTGTTATGACCGGTAATCCAACACGAACAAGTGGTTATTTTTTTAATGCTTTTGCCGCTATGCGTGATAGATGGAAATTAATGACTGTTGCGTGTGCCGATAGTTCACAAGTATCAGCCGAATATATTGAGGATATGTCACTTAAATATGGTGACGACTCAAATGTTTATAGGGTTAGGGTTCTTGGTGAATTTCCTAGAGCAGAAGATGATACTGTCATTCCATTATATATGGTGGATAGTGCATTGCAAAGGGATGTCCAAGTTGACCCATATACACCGGTTGTTTGGGGTTTAGATGTTGCCGCCTTTGGTAGTGATAGAACGGCTTTATGTAAAAGGCGTGGCAATGAAATTATTGAACCTATTAAGTCTTGGCAAGGTAAGGACTTAATGGAAACAGTTGGTATTATTGTTCAAGAATACGAAACCTGCACTTTTAAGGATAGACCCACCGATATAATGGTTGATAGCATAGGCATTGGTAGTGGTGTTTGCTCAAGATTAACCGAACTTGAATTACCGGCAAGACCTATACAAGTAAGTGAAAGCCCAAGTATGCGTGATAAATATATGCGTTTGCGTGATGAATTATGGTTTAAGGCTAGAGAATGGTTTGAGGGTCGTGATGTTTACCTTGTGCAAGATGACAAGTTAATAGAAGAATTAATAGCCCCTCGTTTTAAATTTACCTCAAATGGTAAAATCAAAGTTGAGGCTAAAGACGAATTTAAGAAAAGACTAGGTGGGCGTAGTTGTGATTTAGCAGATGCGTTTTGTTTAACATTTGCACAGCAAGCCTTCACCGCCTCTATTAGAGGAACACAACATAATTGGAATAAGCCAATATCATATAAGGACAATTCATGGATAACATAAAAGATATTATATTTACGCCTGAACAAGACTTTGAGGCTGATAATCCTGTTACCCATGCTTTATTAGTGCATTTAATTGATGAATTAGAAAAAATGAACCGACATTTAGACAGTTGGGAATTGTTGTCCGAAGTTTGTTTGGCAGCCGCAGCGTTTAGTTTTCATAGAAGCGGTGGCTCAAGTGAAGAGTTTGTTGAAAAAATACAAACTATTGATATTAAACCGGATGTATCGGAATTAAATTAGGAGAAAATAATGGAAAAAATACAAAACATCATTGACTACATAAAAGGTCATTCATGGGATTACATTGATGCAGCATTGGGCGGCATTATTGCAATTCTTTTATTAACAATACTTTTAGGATAATACAATGCAAAGAAGTCAAGTATTAGATATGGAAAGACAGACTAAGAAAGAAACAAAAAAGCCTGTTGAAACTAAGAAAAAACCTGCAAATAAAAAAACTGCTAAATAGGATTTTTTAATGGATAAGCTAGAATTTCAAGCCTTGTTGCGTAATGAAATAGAGAACGCACATGGCTATTATGATAATGAGTACGGCATAGACAGAATTAAGGCTATGGATTACTATATGGGTGAAAAGTATGGTAACGAACAAGAAGGTCGTTCTCAAGTTGTTACAACAGAGGTTGCCGACACCATAGAATTTATCATGCCTAGCCTTATGCGTACTTTTACACAAACAGATGATTTTGTAAAATTTATGCCTCGCAATGAAGAAGATGTTGAGGGTGCAGAACAAGCCACATCATACGCAAATTATGTTATAAATTGTCAAAATAATGGTTTTGTTGTTTTACATAATTTTTTTAAGGATGCGTTGTTACAAAAACTAGGCGTTGTAAAAGTTTATTATGATGAAACTGAAACAATGGAAGAGGAAACATATACTAATCTTTCAGATGATGAATTAACACTTTTATTGCAAGACGAAAGCGTTGAAGTTCTTGAACAAAGAACGGAAGAGCAAGAAGAATATCAAGTTGACGAAATGTCAATGGAAACTATGGATAGTTATGAAAGTAATGCTAGACATGATGTTGTTATAAAAAGAAAAAGTTATGGTGGTATGATTAAAGTTGATAATATTCCACCAGAAGAATTTTTAGTTTCTAAAAGAGCATCATCTTTAGAAGAAGCTGATTTTGTAGCCCACCGCACAACCATGAAAGTAAGTGACCTTATACAAATGGGTTATGATAGAGATTTGGTTGAAAGATATGCCGGACATTCCGAATTAGATTTTGGTGATGAAGTACAAAATAGATTTGAAGATGTTGAGACCGGTAGTGATACTGATACAAGTGATATGTCAATGCGTGATGTATTAGTTGTCGAAGCATACATAAAAGCTGATTATGATGGTGATGGTATTGCTGAATTACGCAGGGTTGTTACTATTGGCGAAGGTTCTGAAATAGTTGAAAATGAAGTTTTTGACCATATACCATTTGCTTGTTTATCTCCCATACTAATGCCGCATAGACTTATTGGTAGAAGTTTAGCTGAAATTGTTATGGACATACAATTAATTAAATCAACTGTAATGCGACAATTATTAGATAATATATATCTTACTAATAATTCAAGAATTGCCGCTGTTGAGGGTCAAGTTAATATTGATGATTTATTAAATTCAAGGGCAGGTGGTGTTGTTAGGGTAAGACAAGCAAATTCGTTACAACCATTGCAACCACAAATGATAGGTCAAAATGCTTATAGTTTGTTGCAATATCTTGATGAATTAAAAGAACAAAGAACAGGACTTTCAAAAGCCTCAATGGGTCTTGATGCAGATGCACTACAATCTACAACCGCAACCGCTGTTGCCGCTCAAGTTAATGCTGCACAAGGTAAAATTGAAATGATTGCGAGGGTTTTTGCCGAAACAGGCGTAAAACAATTATTTAGATTAATCCTAACTTTATGTTTACATCATGGCAAAAAAGACCAAATGATAAGGTTAAATAATAAATTTGTGCCAATAGACCCTACAAATTGGAAGCATGAATATGATATTACAGTTAATGTTGGTTTAGGTAGCGGTCAAACAAACGAAAAACTAGCATTTTTAAATCAAATGGCACAAAAACAAGAACAAATATTACTTCAAATGGGTGCTGAAAACCCATTAGTTTCTTTAGAACAATATAGAAATACATTGGCAGAATTATCAGGGCTAGCCGGATTTAAAGATGCGTCAAGGTTCTTTAAAAATCCTGCCGATACGCCACCACAACCACAACAACCACCACAACCAAGTGAAGCACAAATTAAAATGCAACTTGAACAACAAAAAATGGAAGCCGATATTCAATTACAAAAAGCAAAACAAGACGCTGAATTACAATTAAAGCGTGAAGAATTGCAAATGAAAATGGAAATAAGAAAAGAAGAACTTAGGTATGAAGCTCAACTAAGAGGTTTTGAACAACAAGTTGGTGGACAACCATCAACAAACTTACCAAGAGTTGAGTAATGTCAAATTTAGATGACGAAACATTAGCAATACTTAGTGGTTTAAACGCTGCACAACCAACAACACAGCAAGTAGATTATTCAGGCTTTATGGATAATTTTCAACCTGTATTAAATCAACCTAATTATTTTGTGCCACAACAAGGTTTATTACAAAACACACCTACATTAGACACATTGTCAGATTTAGATGTTATGCAACAAAGACCACAATCTTTGTTAAATATGATTGACCAATACCCAACACTTGAAAGCGACTTTCAAAGAAGTTTTGCGGTTAGTCCTGATACATTTAATATGAATGTTTATCAAAGGTTACCTTATGACCCTGCTTTTTGGGAGTCTTTTGTTAATCAAGGTGGCAGCACAACTGATGATGGTATTGATTTAACAGGTTTAGGTGCTGCAGGTTTAATTGGTGCAGGTGCAACAAGTTTACTTGGTAGTGATGATAGCGGTACAGATGGTAGTGGTTCTAATAACGGAGGTATTGATACTGGAACAATTATTACAGGAGGTTCAGGTAATGATACCCTTGCTGGAGGTACAGGAACTAACACAATAGAAATTAACTCAAATACAAGTGGTGGCACAACAATAAGTACAATAAATGGAGCAGGTGGTAATGATACAATAGATGGTGGCACAGGTACTGAAACAACAGAAATTCCATCAGAAAATAATATTTTAACAAGTACACTTACTGGTGGTACTGGTAATGATATTATTGATAGCGGAACAGGAAGTGAAACAGAAGAAACATCAGGTTATATTACAAAAGATAATGCTACAAACATTATAAATACATTAGTTGATATAGGTGACATTACAGCAAATGACGCAGCTAGTTTAATTAACACAATAGAAACAACAAATGCAAATTTTGGTTCAGCTCTTTTAACTGGTTTAAGTTCTATTGCAGGTAGTTCTGCTCAAGCAAGTAATTTAATAAATAATGCAGAAACAATTTTAAGTGGAACAAGAACCGCTCCATCAGGTGTTGCTGGCTCGTCATTTAAACAAACTAGTGAAGGTGGGGGATTAAGTCTTGATGGCTCTATTGATGGACAAATAAATTTAAGTGATACAGGAAGTGAATTTAATTTGCAATCAGCAGGAACAACACCCACAGGTGCAACTGCTTTTGAAACTTTTACTAAAGATGGACAAACTTTTTATGAAGTTTTTACTGATGCAGATGGATATATTATTACAAAATTTGACCCAACTAGTAACCAAATGATACCTGTTGATGACCCAAGAAGTATGTTTGAAAAAGGTTTAGATAAAGCTAGTAATTTTATGAATAGTCCTCTTAATGAAGGTTTTGGTGCTGCTGGTTCAACATTAAATAATGCAACACAATTAACGCCTACTGAATTATTATCTTTAGGTGGTGGTTTATTAAGTTTAAATGCTGCACTTGAAGAAGCAACACCAACAAATGTTTTTGGTTCTGCGGTTGGTTTAGGTGCATCAGGGTTATTAGGTGGAACAGCAACTGTAAGTACAGGTGGTGCTGCTGCATTAGGAGGTTCAGGCATAACTACGACTCTTGGAACAGGAATACAAGGTCTTGCAACTAATCCATTAACAGCAGCTATTGCTATGGGTTTATTGTTTGCAGAAGGTTTAGCACCTGACCCATCTAATAAAACAGGTTTTAGTGGTTTTGATTTAGCAACCTCATCAAGTGAAGATTTTGGCATGGGTGGCGATAAATTTAAACAAGGCAATGTTGATAAAGCATCAGCAATATCACAAGGTATGGGTACTGCTATTAATACTATTGCAGATGGCTTTGGTTTAAAAACAGAAGGTGATGTTTTAGTGCAAACAGGTAATCGTGACCCATTAAGTGTAACTTACGGCAATCAAGAAACAGAACAAACTGCAGATAATAGATTAAATTATAATCCTGAAACTGGAGATATTATTAACTCAACTGATGATATTCAAAGATTTTATTACACAGGTGAAAATGGTTTTGATGCTAATATGTTGGCAAATGATTTAATACAAGGCACAACTTTATTATCGTTAAAAGCTGTTGCAAATGGTGAAGATACAATAGATATTTCAAATCTTAGTAAAGTTTCACAATCACCTGACGCTTATAAAAATTCTTTATTGTCACAAGGATATACAGAGCAAGGTGCTGACACAATGTTAAATATTGCACAATTTGGTGGAGTTGACACAATGGGATTACTTGGAAACAAAGCTATTGTTGCTACAAACGAAAATCAATATTTAACAGAAACAGAAATAGCGTCATTACTTGAAAAAGGTTATACGGAAGAAGAAATAGCACAATATACATAAAAGGAAATAAAAATGGATAACATGGATAAAATACAAAAAGAAATTGCTCGTGGTAAACAAGCACAAGCATTACTTGAAAACGAAATTCTAAAAGAGGCTTTTGATTATTTAGAAAAAGAATACCATACAGCATGGGAAAATAGTTCTATTGAACAACAAAAACCTCGTGAAACAGTTTTTATGATGTTGAAAACTCTTAAAACAGTTAAGCAACACATAGAAAATGTCATTGCAACCGGTAAGATTGCAAATGACCAATTAACAAAAATCAACTAAGACCAAGCATAACGCAGTCTAAAGGAGCAAAAAATGACAGCCGACAACCCAACAGGGAACGAACCTATCAACATGGCGGAAGCCACAAGCCTACTACTTGACAGGCAGGAAACAGAAGATAATCCACAACCGAATCAAGAGGTACAACCAGAGGTAGAAGTTGACGAAACTGAAACCATTACAGATATAGATGAACCAATAAGTGAAGAACCTTATCAAGTTGAAGAACAAGATGAGCCACTTGAAGCTGTTGAAGAAGATGTATCGGAAGAATTAGATGAAACAATAACTGAAGCCGAAGCTGAGGAATATGAGGAACAAGAATATATTACTGTTAAGATTAATGGTGAAGATAAAGATGTTACCCTTGACGAATTAGCTGCAGGTTATAGCCGACAATCTGATTATACTAGAAAGACAACCGAACTTGCTAGCCAAAAAAAACAATTTGAACAGCAACAATCGGAACTTTTACAAGAGAGAGAAAATCTCCGCTTAGGTTTAGAGCAAGTAAACCAGCAACTATCTAGTGACATTCAAAATGAGCCAACAGAAGAACAATGGACAAGATTATATGAAGATGACCCATTGGAATATGTTAGGCAAAAAGATGCGTGGCGAGACAAAAGAGAACACTTAGCAAGGGTTCAACAAACAAATCAAGAGTTGCAATATAAACAACAAATTGAAGGTCAACAACAAATGCAAAAGGTTATAGCACAATCACAACAATACTTGAATGATGCTATACCGGAGTGGAAAGACCAGAAAATTGCCGAAAGTGAAAAAAGGAAGATTGTAAATTATGCAAAAAATTTACCTGAAAGGGAAAGATTTACAGATGCAGAATTAAGTCAAGCTACCGACCATAGGGCAATATTAATGTTGAGAAAAGCAATGATGTTTGATGAATTACAAACTAAAAAACCTCTTATGCAAAAAAAATTACGCAAAGCACCAAAGATGGCAAAGTCTGGAAAGAAAATAACAACCTCTAATGACCTAAAAAAAGGAAAGGTTGATAAAGCCTTTAGTAAGTTAAGGTCAACAGGTAGCATGGATTCGGCTGTTGATTATCTTTTACAAAAATCCACATAACCTAAAAAGGAAAAAACTATGGCAACATATAAAACCGCAAACGCAATCGGTGAAAGAGAAGATTTGTCAGATGTTATTACTCGTATAGACCCTGCAGAAACACCAATATTTTCTAATGGTAAAAAAGTAACTACATCAGGCGTATTTCACGAATGGCAAGTACAAGAACTAACAGCAGCAGCTGATGATAACTATGCCGCAGAAGGTGCAGACTATTCTTATGTCAATCCAACTGTAACAACAAGACTTGGCAATTATCATCAAATCTCAATCCAAGCCGCATCAGTATCAGGCACTTTAGATAGTGTTGACAAAGCAGGTAGGGATAAAGAGACCGCTTATGTCAAGGTTCTAAAAGGCTTAGAGCAACGCAGAGATATTGAAAAAGCATTATGTAAAAATGAAGCTCGTTCAGCATCAGACCCAAGAAAAGCTGGTAAAATTAGTTCTTATATAACTAATGTAAATCTAGTATCACCATCTACAACACCAACCGGTGATGGTAGTGATGTTTCTGACAAAGCTGGCACAAACGCTGCACTTACTTTAGCTAAAATAGACGCTGCAATGAAATTAGCATACACAGATGGTGGACAACCAGATATGTTAGTTGTTTCACCTGCTAACAAAGTCGCATTTAGTGACTTATCAGGTGGCTCAGTAGCAACTGCACAACTTCAATATTCAGCACCAAAAGAAATTGCTATTATTGGAAGTGTGTCAATGTATCTAACAGACTTTGGTGAGTTATCTGTCACAATAGACAGACAAATGCCAAATGATACAGTATTCTTGCTAGATAGTGACCATTATTCAGTTGGTCATTTACCTAACAGATTATTTTCTGTTTCAGATGTAGCACCAACCGGTGATGCAACTAAGTTTGCAATAATATCAGAATGGACATTTGTTCCAACTGCACCAAAAGCTCATGCAATGGTGACTGATTTAAGTACATCTTAGTCTAATAAATGGGAGCTGTCTTTAATGGCAGCTCCCTAAAATCAAGAGATAAAAATGACAAAAAAAATTATTGGATATGACCCACATCAAAAGAAAACAACTTATTTTCATGGTGGTAATGATGGTCAGCATTATGTTTCGGTAGAACAAGAAACAAAAGAAATAATTAAAAAAGCAAAAGACTTAGATATGGATTACAAACCATATAATCTTGTTGGAAGCCAAAACCACATGAGACAAATTGCAGAAATACCTGCAAATTTATATTATGATTTAATAGAAAAACTTGGAGAACCAAAGCACAACAAAAGGGCGTGGGCTAGATGGCTAAATGACCCTGACAACAAATTTTTTAGAACAGGCGGTGGTAATATATAATGGCAATTACAACTTATTCAGAACTTAAAACAGCTATTGCTGATTTTTTAGCTAGAGATGATTTAACATCTCAAATTGATACATTTATTGATTTAGCAGAAAGTCGCATATCTCGTGAACTAGAAACAAGGTCACAAGAAAATAGAACAACATTATCAGCAACACCTGACAATGCTTATATTTCTTTACCAACTGATTTAAGAACTATTAGAAATGTTAAAGTTATGAATAATCCAAGAGTAACATTAAGATACTTAACACCATTGCAAGTAAAAATAGAACATTCTACTACCGGCACAGGATTACCAAGAGTTTATAGTGTTATTGGCGATAATTTATTTTTAGCACCAATACCTGATAGTGCATATAATATAGAATTAACTTACAAATCAGGCGTTGCATCATTAAGTGATAGTAATACATCAAACACTATTTTAACTAGATACCCTGACTTATATTTGTATGGTAGTTTATTTCATGCTTATACATATTTGCTTGATGAACAAAGAGCTGCACAATATGAACAACTTATACAATTAACATTGCAACAAATTAGAATTGATGATGAAAAAGGAAGTTATGGTTCTGGTTTAGAAATGCGAAGTCTTTACAGTGAGATGACATAATGATGAATATGTCATTTGGTGAATGGCTACCAGACCAACCTGATAACGCAAGTGGTGTTACAGTTGCTAAAAATGTAATACCGGCTGCAAAAGGTTATAGAGGTTTGCAAGATTTATCGGCTTATAGCAATGCTGCAAGTGGTAGAATAAGAGGTTTATTTGCGGCAAAAGATAGTAGTGGTGACCCAAAAATATTTGCTGGTGATGCTAGCCAATTATATGAATTTACAAAATCAAATTCTAATTTAACAAACATATCTAAATCAGGTAATTACACAACACTTGATGATACAGATGTTTGGAAATTTATAGACTTTAGTGGTTTTGTTATTGGTGCATCAGGACACAACAATATATTACAAGTATATGATAATGGTACAAGTTCATTGTTTGCAGATATATCAGGTTCACCTGCCGCAAAACACATAGCGGTTGTTCGTGATTTTGTTTTTACCGGCAATGTAAAGTATGGCGGCACAACATATACAAATAGATTGTATTGGTCATCATTGGCATCACATACCGGTTGGACTGCAGGAACAAATCAATCTGATATACAAGATATATTTGATATGGGTGAAATTACCGGCATTGTTGGTGGTGAATATGCAACAATATTATGTGAAAAAGGCATTGTTATTGGTACTTATAGTGGAACGCCTTTAATATTTCAATTTGACAAAGTGCAAACAGGTTTTGGTTGTAACTATCCTAATTCTGTTGCTAATGTTGGTTCAACTGTATTTTATTTATCAGATGATGGTTTTTATAAATTTGATGGTAGAACATCAACACCAATAGGTGCAGAAAAAGTTAATAGATTTTTCTTTGATGATTTTACAATTAGAAACAAAGGAAGAATGTCAACCGCTGTTGACCCAACAGAACAAATAGTTGTTTGGTCTTATACATCAGGTTCATCTAACAATGATGAGCCGGATAGATTGTTAATATATAATTATGCTTTAGATAGATGGTCTTATGCAGAATTAGATTGTGAATTAATATCTTCTTTTATGACTATTAATTATACCCTTGAAGAATTAAATTTTATAAGTACATCCTTAGATGGATTACCGGCATCATTAGATAGTGCTATTTATATTGGCGGTCAATTTATCTTTGGTGGTGCAAAAGACAAAAAAATACATACTTTTTCTGGCAACAATAAAGCGGCTTTAATAGAAACAGCTGATTTAGATACCGGTGGTGGTAAAACAAGCATTATAACAAATGTAATACCTTATGTTGAAATTGCACAAGGAACAACACCGGATATATCGGCACAAGTATCAACAAGAAATAGACAAGTTGATAGTGATAGTTTTGGTAATTTATCATCTTTAAATGCAAATGGATATTGCAACATTAGGTCAAATCAAGGTAGGTATCATAAGGTAAGATTAAATGTATCAGGCACTTGGAAATATATTCAAGGTGTGGAATTAGAGGCAAAGACAACAGGGAAAAGGTAAATGGCAGACAATCAATATAGAAAGTTACCACAAGCCGGTGGTGACCCTAGATTAGTTGCTGAAATAGTTAACAGAACAATAGATGGCGGATTAAATTCTACCGGTAGCGTTACCTTGCAAACCTCATCTTCTACAACAACAGTAAATGATGCTCGTGCAAGTGAAAACAGCGTTGTTTTGTTTATGCCAAAATCAAGTAATGCCGCAAGTGAATTAACAAGTTTATTTGTATCAACAAGAACAAATGGTTCTTTTACAATTACACATAATAGTAGTGGAACATCAAGACAATATGAATACATCATCATTGGATAAAGAAGCGTGGCTAAAGTCACGAAAATATATTTTGGAAGCATTAGATAGAGGCATTGATACGCATACTGAAAAAGATATTTATTATGCAATTACAAGAAATGATGCACAACTTTGGACAGGTCAAAAGTCAGCTTGTGTAACTGAAATAGTCACATACCCTAAATACAAAATGTTAAGATTTTGGTTAGGTGGTGGTGACTTAGAAGAACTAAAAGAAATGGAAAAGCCAATTTGTGAGTGGGCTAAATCTATTGGTTGTAAAAAATCAATGATTATGGGTCGCAAAGGTTGGTCAAGAGTAAAAGATAAAGATAGAGCCTATGAAGAAGTAGGTACAATTTCAATAAGGAGTTTATAATGAGTATAGGTGGCGATAAAACAGGAACATCAGTTTCAACTACAAACCCCCCTGCGTATGCAGCACCATTTTTAGCCTATGGAGCAAATGAAGCCCAAAGACTTTATGGTGAGGGCGGAGGTTTAAACTATTTTCCAGAAAATACTGTTGCAGGTTTTAGCCCTGAACAACAAATGGCTATGAATTTGCAAACTAATAGGGCATTGTCAGGTTCACCATTACAAAGACAAGGGCAAGATTTAGCATTAAATACACTTCAAGGTAATTTTTTAAACGCAAACACAAATCCTTATTTTCAAAGAGCCGTTGTTGACCCTGTAACGGATAGGGTACAAGGCACTTTTTCACAAGCAGGTAGATTGGGGTCAGCTTACAATCAAAACGCCCTTACAAACGCCCTTAGTGATGTCTATTATAAAAATTATGAAAACGAAAGAAGCAGACAAAATGCTATGTTGTCTAATGTACCTGCTCTTGCTAACCAAGATTATACTGATTATTCAAACTTAGCTAAAGTTGGTCAAGTAAGACAACAACAAGCACAAAGAGATATTTTAGCTAATATGGATAGATTTAATTTCCTTCAATCAGCACCTGCACAAAACTTAAATCAATTCTTAGGTCAAGTTGGAACTGCTGCAGGAAATTATGGTTCAAAAAGTTCACCTTATCAATACAATCCATTTAACCAAGCGTTAGGAACTATTGGTAGTATTGTTGGTATTGGAACAGGCATTAAAGGATTTATGGGAAATTAAAATGACAAGACAAGAAATATTAAATTCAAATCTACCCCCACAAGAAAAACAAAAAAGATTAAATATGCTTGACCAAATATCGGCAAGTACAGCAAATGCGTCATTGGGTGGTCTTTTACAAAGTTCAATGCAAAATATGGGTAATAACCCTCTTGGCATTACGCCAAGACCAATGTTACCACAAACGCCAACACCACCTGCTAATGTGGACACTTTATCATTAAGAAACCTACCTGCTTCACCAAATGTAGATTTAAGAACA